ATGTCCAGCGCTTCCACCCAGGTCAGCTTTTCATCGTCGAAGAGCGATCCGTTTGTAACGATGGACAACTGGGCATTGGGATACCGCGCTTTGACAGCCTCCCCCAATGGCTTGAGCAGCTTCCAATACACAAAGGGCTCGCCACCCCAGAACTCGATCTTGACGCCAGCGCCCTGCCCGTCCTCGCCACCTGCGAACCAGCCTTCGAGCTGGCTCATGAAGGGACCGACGTCCTCCGGGTGACCATCGATGTCATGGGGCTGGTGCGCCTGCGAGCAGTACTGGCAGGCGTAGTTGCATTTGAGGCCCAACTGCAACTTGAGGTGTCGAATGGCTCTGGACTTGCCAGCTGGATTGGAAGGATGGTGCAAGTGCCAGAACGATGGCCACTGCATATCCTGTCTAGGAAACGCCTGCGGCAAGGGTAAAGCCTCGCCGCTGTCAAACCAAACCAGACTGGAGTCCTCGGGGTCGTAGATGGCTTTGCGCTCATAGCCGTTTTGACCGTTGAGAGTCAAGGTGAACTTCATGGAGTCGTTCCTTCAAAAGCAATGGGATAGGCATCCCGACAAATTTGTGCCTGATCCGAGCCGGGCAGCATCTTGAGGTTGAACACATGGCGCCCGGAGGGCTTGCCATCAGGGTTGGTGACCAGCACTGTCATGCGCAGGTTGGCGTCATCGAGTTGGACCACGTCCACCTCGTAGCCTGTTCGGGTTTGCAGATTCAGAGTCATAAGGGGTCTCCACGCAGCTCGGTGTAGAGCTCGCAGTAGTTGTGAGAAGCCACCCGCAGCGTCACCACCAGCAGGGTGCGCTCGCCTTGGGCGTTGAAGGGGTTTGTTTCGTGCCAGATCCGGGAGGGATGCAGCACCACCAGACCGGGAAAGGTCTCGATGTAACGGACCTTCTCCCAAAAAGGAAACCCCGCCATCGGGCGGGGGTCCTGAAGGATGAGTTCACCGTCACCAACGGTCCAATCGCGCTCATCGGGTGGACTTCGCCCCTGGCCACAATCCAGGTACAGGCAAAGCACATGGTCACAGGTGTGGTGGTAATGGGGCTGCGCGCGCATACCCGGTCGGTAATGCACGGGGATGCAACGTGCCTCGATCCTGAGTTCGTGGGCATTGCGCACCCCATGCGCCTCCTGCAGGTAATCCCGGTAAGTGCATTCAATCCAGCGCTTGAACTGACGCCAAACCTGCGGAGCATGGCGTTCATGGTGCTCGTGAAACAGGTTCAATTGCACGCGCAACCGCATGTCCACGTCAGGCAAACCGTGCAATGGTGGGTTGGCCTTGTGATCATGAAACCGCTGCACGGTGAAGCGCCGCAACGCCTCCATCTCGTCAGGTGTCCAGGGGGCGGTCTCTTTCAGGACCGGCGTGGGCCAGAGGTATTCAATCAAGCGATACCTCTCGAATCAAATGCATTACCCACCTCTGATCCAAAGGCCACCGCAATACGCAAGGCGTTGCAATATCGGGACATGGGGCGTGCGGCATGGGCCATGCATCCATTGATTTCCACCATCCTGTTGGGTTTGACCAGCGCTGCCGCCTCAATCTCGCCCTCATCGCTCAGGACCACCAGATCGCCACCCCAGCCCGAATCCCATTCAGCCACGGGGTACCAAATCACGGATTTCGCTGTCTGCCGATACTCGGGCGGGAAATCCCTGTGCAGCGATGCCTCATCTCCGAAGGCCTGGACATTGACCCACAGCCGCGTGATGGGGCTGTGCGGGAAGAATCGCTGCTTGACCTGCTGCGCGGCCAATGCCATCGGTCCGCCTTGGGCCACAAACGCATCCAGTGTCAGCTCAGGCTGCCATGTCCCCGGGTCATAGTGGTGCTTGTGAGTGCCAGGCAACACAAAATTGCGATGCCAGAACACTCCCGGAGCCTTGGCATGGGCTTTCCAGCCGAAGACAAGGGTTTGGCTGAGCAGCCACTGCCGACACTGATCCGCCAGTTCCGGGGCAATCAGGTCATCAACGATGCGCATGGTTTTCTCCTGGCAAGGCCTGCACCCGAAACTCGAAGTGGATTTCCACACTGGGACGGGTGCCGTTGTAGGGGTGGGAGTGGTGCGCCAGATAGCTTGGGAACACCAGCAGCATCCCGGGTTTGGGATGGATGATTTCCGAGCGCCACCCTTCCCACGGCAGCTTGCGACTGCCATAGACGCCGCTCGGGTTGACCAGCACAAAAGCGCCGGAATAGTCTTGCCGCTCGGGATTCGGTGAAGCATCGCCATCCACCCAGTAAATGGCCGACAGATCAGTGTCTTCGGCGTGCAGGGGAATGAATTGCCCAGCCTGGGTAATCACCTCGCGTGCCGTTTGCCAGATGGGCGCACAGCCGTAGGTCTGGATGATGACCAGGTGGAGCTCCAACACAAGCCGGTCGAAGGCAGCAGGCCAGCCCGAATTGCCAATGAGTGGCTCCCGGCTCTTGCGCGCCCAGGGTTGTCCGTCAGGATTAAGACGCTCATGAAACGCCATGGCTTGCTCAATCATCTGCGCGCGCACCTGATCCGCCAGATTCAAGTGCCCCTGGTAGATCCGAGCTGAGAACAGTTCACGCATCATGAGAGCGTCACCTGCGCGTCGGCACATCCGGGGTAGAACTTGAAGCCTGCCTTGAGTCGCACCGTGTCACCGGGGGCCAATCCCATGGTCAGAACCGTTGCGGTGCTTGTCCCGGACTGCGTCTGGCGACGACTGAGCGGCAGGTAGCCATTGACACATTCCAGGAACACTTCTGCGTCCCGGGTGCTCACGTCACCAATGCCATCGAGCATCTGGATCGAGAAAACCGCCGGATCCCCTGCCTTCACGGAAGCAGGCGCCACAACCTTCAGATCCGGAAACTGCATCTCGCGCACCTGGGCCGAGGACTGGTAGTCGGTCTGCTCCACATCCGAGGGGTCTACCCCTTCGACCAGGCAGCCCCCGAGCGTGGGATGCAAATTCACCGTGACAAAGCACTCGTCAAACGAGCTGTCGGCAAAGGGAACGTTGAAACCTGTCAGAAAATTGCCGTTCCAGACATGCCCTGCAGCCTCGGGCGCCGTGAACCGTGTGGACAGGGTGTAAACGTAAAGGGGCAAAGGGTCGATGAGACGTTGCTCTGCCCAGCGGTACCCCGTCATGAAGGACTGGCGATCGGACCAGCCCCGGTTGTTGCGCAGCTCGCGGTAGTTGAACAACTGCTCGGCCACCACCTGATAGGACGAACCGTTCACGTCGAAGTCCCCTGGTCGATCAGTCTCTGGCCGGTGCAAGAGGCCAAAGCGCATGCGCACCTGCTCGGCGGTCTTGTCGATGAGCAGATGGATGCCATAGTCGTGAGCGGTCGAGAGCTTGCCAGCCCGAACAAGGAATACTTTCATGGGGACCCCTCAGCAGCAACCACAGCAATTGCAGTTGCAATTGCAGTTGCAATTCGTTCGACAGTTGAAGGCGGTGTTGCCGCAGTTGCAGTTGGTGTAACTGCCACAGTTGCAGTTGCAATTGCAGGCTCGGTACCAACGGTGGTACTCGCCGCCACCGATCTCATCCTGCGCCAGGTAGTAGCCGTCGTAGTTGTAGCCCGTGCTGGGAACGGCGTTGTAGGCGTAGGTCGTACCTCCGACCCCGTCGTACTGGGCTGAATTGGCGCAATAGTTGAATCCCAACCCCCAGGTCCACCAGCTGGTGTTGGAGGGCTTCCAGTACGCATTACCCGCGCAGTTGCCGGTGGGCAGAATGCCGTTGCAGTTGCCCGCCAGGTCGTCGTAGTACTGATTGCTGCGCCCCATCTCGCCGATGTCCTGACCATCGTTCATGCGGTAGCCAGTGTTGCGGGCGTTGTCGGCGGCACCGGACTGCGAGGAATAGATCACCGCACCGTTGGCCATGTACAGCGAGCCCGTCATCGTGTCGCCCGCCTTGGCCAGGCGACTGCTCAGATCGATCGGGACGGCAGAATTGCCATTCGCGTCAGGCACCACGCCATTGACCGAACGCACAAACGCCGTGGAGTCAAACCCGTCAAGCCTGTCCGCATCCGCTGCCTTTGCCGTAATGCCCAGGTAGGTGCTGTTGTGGTTGTGGCCCAGCGCGGCATATGCCGCATCGTGGTTGTGCCCGGCCAGTGCGAAGCCCGTGGAATCGATGCCATCGAGCAAGTCCGCATTGGCCACCTTGCCAATCGTGGCAGACAGGTCAATGACCATCTTCCACGTGGCAGGACTCACCACAGTGAGCACATACAGTTTTTGCTCATCGGTCCTGAAACAAGGCATGCCCTGCTGCAGGTTCACAGTGGGAAATGCCGTCCCGCTGCTCAGCGAGAGGGCCGTCTTGTCGTTGTTCAGGATCTGAGACAACGAGTCCGACAGCGCGGTTGACGATTGAATTTCGGTGTAGTTTTGCATTTAGTACCCTTGTGCAACCCAAGAAATGAGCCCCGTCACGCGGGTGCCCGAGGTGTTTTCCAAAACTGCCGTGAAGCCCGTGGTGCTGACCAAACCCAGAATTCGAGGCACGGCCACCGTGGTTCCACCCTTGAAGGTCAGCGTGACCTCAGGAGAGACCCGGAACTGACGGGCAAAGACCACCGCCACGCCCGTGGCGGCATTGATCACCGAGGCCGTACCCCGGTCAAAGATGTCCGGCACGTCCACCGTGACCCGCAAGCCGTCGATGTAACCCCTATCGGCATTGCTGGACGTCAAAATGGCCCTGAACAATGCCTTCTGGTACGTGTAGTCGCCCTGAATGAAGTCTCGAAAGCTGGTGTACCCCGGAGGGTGCCCTGCTTCAAAGATGTCCAGAAAATCCTGTGCTGTGATCTCGGTCGTGGCAATCAGCATGTCGCTCACCACGCCATTGGCGTGACGGCGGTACTGCTCGGCAAACCCGAGGGCTTCACTGAGCTTGAGTGTTTGTGCACGCTTGAGGCTCTCAGCAAAGCTGAAACCTTCGGCCACTGACAACTTGAACGCCACGGTGCGCCCGAAGGTTTCAGCAAACGCAAAGGCTTCAGCAATGCTCTTGGTTTGCTTCTTGGCGATGGCATCGCTGGTCGTGAAATACTCGCTGAATGGTTTGGTGTTCGACTTGGCTGCCACCTCTGTGAACGTCAGACTCTCGGACACCCGCAGGATGTAGGCGATCAGGTCGGTGTAGGTCTCGGCCAGTGAGAGCGTCTCGAATTTCTTGAGAATCACGCTGCGCACCAGGCCTTCAGCCACCTGAAACGACTCCATCACCGCTTTGATATTGGCGTTCGATAGCTTTTCGCCAAAGCTCAGGCTCTCCACAAAGCGCAGCGTGTACGCGATCAGGTCGGTGTAGGTCTCCAAAAACGAGAACACCTCGAATTTCTGAAGCACGATGGAGCGCGAGGCTTTTTCAGAAAAAGCCACCGATTCCGACAGCGCCTTGATGCCCAGTTTCTGGCTGAGTTCAGCAAAGCTCAGATCGGTCGCCACGCTCAGGGCGTAGAGCGCCGGGTAGGCCGTGGTCCAGTTCTTCCCGGCCGCAGCACTCGTCCAGTTGAATTTGGCGGTTGTCCAGCTGTAGTTCGCCCCCGGTGTGCTGGTGACGTTGACGACTTCAGCCATGCGATCAGCTCATGGTGAAAGTGAACACCGCCGTCAAGCTGTCGTCCGAGCCCTTGTTGACCACAGGAAACACCACGCGATCGAACATGGTTCCGGCAGAGGCCGCATTGAACACCCCTGCCTCAGTGATCGCCCCCGTGGCATCTCCGGCGAGGAAGTTGGCAGTGAAGGTGAACACCTTGGTGCCACCGGTGTGGGCATAGGTGGCTGCGTTGCGCTTGAGCTCGGTCACAAGCGAGGTCTGGGTGGAGGCCGCCGCAGTGGAGCCTGTGCCTACAGCAATCCAACCCATCACTCCGGGTCGAGCCGATGGGTTGCCAATGGCGTCTGCGACAAAGTCAAAACCGCCGCCCACGATGATGTTGTCCTTGTGGACCACCTCCACCTCGCCACTGGCCCGTGTGAGCAAGAGCGTGATGGCCCCTTTGATCGTCATGCCTTCTTCCATCATGGGAATTTCCATTTCTCAAGAAAAAAAGCGCTGAACCTCTCGGTACAACGCCTTGGTTGGGATAAATAAGTTGCTCTAGTACAGCTTCAAAGATGAATAACCGCTGGCTGGCGGCAGCGGGGCCACCGCGCTTTGCATGTCAGCGCCCATCTTGGCCACGAAGAGTCGCCGCTCGCTTGCGGTCTGGCACACGCCAATGCAAATCCGATCATTCGAGTAGATGGCATAGGGCAATGCAATGCTGTTGCCCAACCCGTCCTCCAGGAAGAACGCACTGGCAACGCTGTCGTAGCCGACCCGCAATGCGGCATTCGTACCCGTCGCAGACCAGATCACACAGGTAGTGATTTGCGCAGGGATGTACCAAAAACTCGCATGGAACACACCCGGAATGCTCACGCCCCAGGACACCTTGGTCGTGTCCTTGAGCAGCACCCCATTGCCATAGCGCCCTGCGCCATAGGTCACGCCCGCAGCATCTGCACCCGTAGCGTTGCCGTAGCTCATGAGGTCACCGTTCAATCGCCAGCCGTAGATCTCACCGACCTGCAAGGTGTCCTCGCGTGCCATCTGAAACTTCGCTTCAATGCTCTTCAAAGCACCGTCATACGTCCACTGTCGCTTGGCCGCCGAATCACTCCAGTTGTAGTTGGCACTGGCCCAGCTCTCACGGTCATCCAGCACCGCGCCGATGCTGGCCAGCAGTGTGTTTTGCGCCCGGTAGCTGGCGGGCAGAACCACATCGAAGAGGTACTCCGACTGGGTGACACCACTGTCCATGCGCAAGACGTTCTCACTGTTGACCGACTCCACGGACGCAAAGTGCTTGATTCCTGGGAATCCTGCGGCCTGCGAGTCCACAGTCACCAGCAAGTTGGCGTTTTGCGGCTGCGCCACAACCGTGGTCACAAACATTGCGTTGTCCGAGTAGATGCCGGGGGACGCGATCGCCTTGATCCAGAAGTTGCGTTGCCCGTCAAAACCCGAAGGCAAGGTGTAACTGCTGGACTTGACCTCTGCAATGAAGATCGAGGTGTCCCATGCCGCACCCTCGCGCAATTCATAGGCCACCACTTCGGGCTCCGCATTGGGCAACCAGCGAAACTCCAGCCGGTTGGCCGACTGCACCACATCGAACTGACGCACCGTCCCCGGGGCCAGGAGCGTCAACTGATACGTGGTGACGTGCGTGCTGTACTTGCCCGAGGTGTCAAACGCCCGGATGTAGTAGTTGTACTGGCCCGCCTGACTTTGGTCATGCACGAGCTGCGTGCCTGCGGTCTGCCCCACCAAGTCTGCACTGTCCCAGCCGCTGCCCACGCGCACCTCATAGCCAGCCAGGTCGGCATCGGTGTTGGCCGTCCAACTGAGCAGCAGGTCCGTGGTGCGGCGGTTGACCACAAAGCCCTGCACATCATCCGGGGGCATGAGCTTGCCCAGAATCGTCTGGCTCAGGGTGCTGGTGTTTCCCAGCTTACCCGACACTCCCACCGCACGGACCGTGAAGACATAGTTTCCGGTATCGGCGTTGCGGATTTCCACATAGGTGCCAGAGGTTCGAGGCAGGTTGACCGTATTGCCGTCGTTGACGCGGTAGCTCACCTGGTATTCCAGCGCACCAAACACCTGCTCCCAGGCGATCTGGATCAGTACGAGCGCCTGGTCCTTGACCCGGTAGAGGCTTTCATTGACCACCAGTCCCGTGGGGGCCTGTGGGGTGGTCGACAGCACCGTGATGCTTCGACTTTGCAGTGCCAGGCCATGTTCGATCGCGGCAAATTTGTCCGGGTTGTGCGCAAGGGCAGTGACCTCATGCACGCCCGGTTCGCTCTCAACGACCTGGATCACCCTGAAAAGCTGCGCCTGGACCTGTGTGGACGAGAGCACCCAGATGGCCCCCGTCTGCGGGGTCTCGCCAAAGGGACTGATCACACCGACCGTGCGCGCCGTGATTGAGCCTATCGGGCGCTCCTGCACCCCACCCGAAGGCGTGATGACCGAAATCGTCCAGGTTCCCGCAGGCGGATCTTGATCCAGCGTGACGCTGTTTGGCGTAGCCGATACGATCCGTCCACCCAGACGCATGCCACCGCGCCCGGGGTCGGCCACTTTGACCACATCGCCAGGACGCACCACTGCACCTTCGAGCCCGGTGCGAAACGTGACGATTTCTGCTTCGGACTGCTCTGAATAGAGCAGCCATTTGCCCACCCGATTAGCCTGTCCGCGCGAGGTGCAGCCAAAAGCCACCACATCGGCCTGCACCACCCCGTAACGGGCGATGCCTGCCATGTCCTCCACGTATTCCACCTTCTGGCGGTAAAAATCCTGCGGGTCGCACCAGGTCACGAGCGCCACGGTGTGGCGGGTTTTGGCAGACGAGCCTTGATAAGAGAAGTCGCCGTTGACCACGTTGGCGGCCGTGAACTGGTAGACCGGATCTTGAGGGGCATCCTGCGTGACTGTGATCGATCCTCCTGCCCAATAGGCCATGCCCCGAAAAATCGAGGCCATGTCCTGCACCACCTTGTACGCCTGCTCACGCGTTTGCAGGTACAGGTTGCAGGTAAAGCGCGGCTCGTAGCCTCCCATCCCATCGGGCACCAGCTCGTCGCAATACCTGGCCGCACGGTACAGCGCCCACTTGTCCACCTGTGCAGGGTCAATGTAGGCCCCAAGTCCGTAGCGGTCGTTGGTCACCAGGTCATAAAAGCACCAAGCAGGGTTGTCTGACCAGGCGATCTTGAACGTGCCGTCCCAGACGCCGGTGTAACTGCGGGTCGACGGGTCGTAGTTTGCCGGGATGCGCAGGCGCAAAAGCTTCAGGTCATAACTGCGCTTGGGGATGCTCGAGAACTGCGAGGCATCGACCCGCAGGGCCATCAGGGCGCTGTTGGGGTAACGCAGCTTACTCTCGATGACCTCGGTGTAGGACTCAAAAACCGTCTTGTTCTGGGTGGTGACTTCGGTCGCGTCTGCCGTGATGCGCCTCACCCGGATATCCCAGGGGGCATTGCCAGAGAGGGGGACGTAGTAGCTGCGCTGGTACTTGGTCGTTGTCTTGCCTGAGACCGTGTCGTTGACCACCTGCACAAACCCTGCGCCATTGGACTGCACATCGATGGCGAAGTTGACCGAAGTCCCGCCCAGATCCCCGTTGGTGGGGTTTTGGTAGGTCAGCGTGGGGATGCTCACTTTCACGCGCACGGCATCGATATCGCCATCGCTGATGGTGCGCACCACGGCTTGCGCGTACTTGGCCTCCACGCCGACCGAGATTTCGTTTTCGACCGAAGAAAAGCCCGGGATGTAGCTTTGCTGCTGGGTGCCGCTGCGCGAGACGAGCGTCACGCCTGTGAAATTGGCACTGCCATCGGCGTTTTGCACCGGCGTCTCGTCCAGATAGACCGAGGCCAGGCCATTGGGCAGGCCCTCGATCTCGCCCTCGCAGACCAGATCGACCACGCGGGCATAGGCTTTGGAGCGCAGGCTGTCGGGCGACTCTTGCGCCACGCGGCTGCTGCCACCACTGCTTTTGCCGCCCCCCCCACCCGCTCCAATGATCAGGTTTGCATCGGCGATGGACTCAGTTTTTGCCGTCATACAGGAATCTCATCGACATCAATGCCCGCGCTGATCACGGCAGAGCCCACGATCAGGCGTCCATAGCCCACGGGCACGGGTTGCCCCTGCGCTGTGGTGTTGACGGCACCGTTGAAGGTGTAGCTGGGTTGGTTTTGCGGTTTTTCTGAAGGACTCGAGCTTGCTGGAGCAGGCGAAATCATCTGTGCCACACCGCCCAGGATCATGGACGTGCCCACCGAGTACAGCGTGGCCTGCGAGAGAAACGCCCCCGCTGCGGCCCAGCCCATCGGGTTCCACCAGGACACGGCAATGAGCGCCGCGCCCAGCAGGATCTGGCCCAACCCGTTGCCGCCCGCACCCGAAATCACAGGGGCAATCACGATGCGTTGCGCACCCGTGGGGTCATGCAGTTGCTCCAAGCCCAGTGACTCGCGCCCGCTGATGACCCGGTAGCCCACGCCGCGTTCGCCTGAGGCCATCAATTCGCGCTCAAACGCGGGGAAGTTGGCCGAAAGCGCCCGGATAGCTTCGGCGGCCGAATGCACCACTAAGCGGTGCCGCCGGCCAAACTGCCGACCGAGCTCGCCAAGAAGAAGGATGGTGGTCATGTCGGATGAGATGCTTGCTTAAAGTAAACGATGCCGGAGCGTGTGGGTGGTGATCTTTTGCCAGTAGCCGCCGTACACGTCCCGGCTGGAGAGACGACCTTGTAGGTGGTGCAGGATCAATCCGTCACCCAGGTACACAGCGCCGTGGTTGGGCACGCTGGACGCCACCTGCATCAACAGCACATCGCCCGGCTTTCGGTCTGAAGAATCCACTGCATGAAACCCTGCACGCTCAAAGTTGTCCGAGTAAAGGTTCTCACCACGCTTCCACCATTCGTCAAAGCGGGTGAATTCAGGGATGTCAATGCCATGCTCCAGCGCATACCAGTCCCGGATGATCGAATAGCAGTCGAGCACCCCGTGGGCCCATTCCCGCCCGACCAGAGGAGCCACATAGCCTTCGGGCTTGAGCTCAACCCACTGCGCATTCGGACATGACACGATGAACCACGGCAGGCCACTGGCCTCACAGGCCACCCGATCGGCCTGACTGGGCGCGGGGGGCATTGCAGGGTGCGAATGCACCACCGCCACCACTTCGCCCTGGCTATCGGCCTTCGCGTAATCCTCGGGGTGGATGACGAACTGGTCGGTGCCCACCCCCAGATTTCTGCAGGGCACATACCGCTCCTTGCCCTTGTCCACGATGAGCAAGCCGCAACTCTCGCGAGGAAACTCGGTCTGTGCATGCGCGAAGGCGCTCGCCTTGTTTTCTTCATTCATCATCGGATCAACCCCGCTGCTGGAAACCCACCAAAGGGCAACTCGGCGTTGGTGCCAAACCGCTTCTGGCAGGAGCTCAGGCGCTTACCGCACACATCCGTGGCCAGCGAGGAAGCAATCGCATCGTTGGCATTGAAATAGGCGCTCCCGGTGTAGCCACACTCAGCACCCCGGTACGCCCAAGGGCAGACGTTTTGGACAATTTGCCTGCGCGGCAGGGACACCCCTTCCAGATCGAACGAGGCAGCGAGCTCGAACTCCACCACCTCGCGTGTCTCTTTGGACTTGCGATCGACAAAGAACACATCGTCGGCAAATTCGGCCGTGGCATCCGCCATTGGGTTGGTGCCGCTCGCAAAATTCACCCCATCCAGATACTTGGCCAGCGTTCGCTTGCGGGTGATCCTGGCGCCGATCAGGTCCTGATACGACAGGATGAGCGCGGTGATCGTGCCTTTGACATTGGCCACCCGCAGTTTGGGACGTGGGCTTTGGCCGTTACCCGTGAACTCGAACCCTTCGACCACGATGGGGTACGGCTCATAGGTGTTGCCCTGCCACACCACCTGGCGCAGCAGCTCATTGGTGCCCGCATGAAACCGCACGACGCCCTGGTTGAAGAGGCTCAGGTCCAGCACGAAGAGCTCGATCACCGCACTGGGGCCAAGCTTCTGGATTTCCGAGGTGATGGTGATCGCCGTCATTCATGTGCTCAAGAGAGATCGAACACCTGACGGAACGTGGCCCGGACGTGTTCGAGGTTGGGTTCTTCAATCGTGCGGGTCCATTCCTCGCACACAAACTTGGCCGTAAGCCCGCTTGGGGTGGTCCAGTCGAACGCCTCCACGGAGCCGCGTGCCCTCAAGAAACAGTCGATTGCGGCGGCATCCGTGGTGGTGCGCCCGCGAAACTCCAAACTCCAAACTTCGGGCTTGGTGTTCAAACCAAAGGCCAGGCGCTGCTCGTACCCGTCACCGAAGGCCACCTTGTGCACCGCAGGTTTGAGTGTGAGCGCTGCGCCAATGGACGGGATCCATGTGAAGCTCGCCATTTAGGTTTCCTTTCAGGCAAGTTTTCTGGGATCGAGCAATCCGCCAGCACGTTTTTGGTTGAGCAACTCCTGTCGCACCGCGCTCGAGATGGCTTTGCCCAGGTCTTTGCCCTGTGAGCCCGACACGCTGGTGCCTGCCTCGGACACACTCACTGAAATGTTGAACACATCACTGCCGGAGCTGCCTGCTTTCATGGTCACGGGGATGGAGCGCCCATCGGGCAGCGGCACATAGGCCTCGGGCTTGCTGCCCTCGCCAAACACCGCAAGCTGCGGGGTGCTCGCCACCCCTCCAGTGGCATAGGCCCTGAGCGGCAGCGGCCCACCCGAAGTCATGACTCCGCCATTGGCAAAACCAAAGAAACTCCCCAGCGCTTGAGCCATGGGCATGGTGATGGACTTCTGGATCTGAATCTTGATCAGATCCGAGATAATGGACGTTGCCAAGGAACTGAAGTTCAACTTGCCCGTCATCACAAAGTTCGTGAGCGCATCGGTCATGCCGTTGAACGCTTTGGTGGTCACCGCTTCCATTTGCTTGCCCACCTGCTCGGTCTCTTCACCGAGCGTGCGCAGTGCTTTAGCAAAACCTGCACCCGGGTCAGAAAGCTCCAGCGCGCGCTGGCCCAGCAACTTCGCGCCATCTGCCGCCTGCCTTGCCGCTTCTTCGATGCGCCGGAATGATTCGGCCAGTTTGTCGTTGCCGGGCGTGGCTTCGACCATCTCTTTGGCCTTGGCCGCGAGTTCCGCCAATTCATTGGCGCTCAACTGGCGGGCCTGGGACAGCCGCCTGAGCGAATCGATCTCGCTGATGGCTCCGCTGTCCTTGAGCACTTTGATCTGCTCTTCGGTGGCCCTCAGCTGCCCCTGCGCACGTGCCACCTGTTCGGTGATGTCTTTGAGGGTTTCACCGGGCAACTTGATCTCGCGCTCCAGATTGGACTGCTGCGCATCGCGCTCCAACTTCTGGCGTTTGAGCGTCACTTCATTCAACTTGTCTTGCAGTTTGATCTTGTCTTGGGCCGTTCTGGCAACTGTGGCCAACCCACGCTTCAAGATGGACTCTTCCTGCGTGTACAGGGAATCGAGTTTTTCAGTGAAGTCCTGCTGCGCGTTGAGCCGGGCGTCACTGGCTTGCTTGAAGCTGATATAGCCCTGGCTCTCATACAGGTCAATGATCTTCTGACGATCCTTGAGCAAGCCGGACTCCACGTCCGTCATGGCCTGCAACTGTTTGACCTCGCTCTCGATCTTGGCCATGGCCGCAGCGGTCGTGGCGTTCGTAGCCGAGCTGTAGTTCAGTTTGGGCTTGCCGCCATGTGCGGCTTCCTCTTCGCCCTTGTTGATCTCCTCGAAGCGCTGTTTGACCGCATCGGCCAGGAGCGGCATTTTCCAGAGATCCACATAGTTTTTATTGGCTTTCTCAACGATGGCGTTGCGCTTGTCGAGTGCCGTCTTGAGCGTTGCCTGGTTTTCTTCCGAGAAGGGGTTGAGCCCCTTGCCCCCGGCCATGAAAGTGCCCAGCAACTCCATGTCAGCCCAGACGGCCTCGAAGCTGCCTGCCAACGCCTTGACCGTGAGGATGACGCCTCTAAGTGCATCGATGACCACGGCCAGACCATAGGCCGCATCCTGCGCCCAGGTCTTGAGACTGCCCTCTTCTCGCAGCTTGAGCATGGCCTGCGCCGCATTGCCTGTACCAAGCACCACCACCTTGAGCTGAGAGGCCAGCTCTTCCAGGGCTGGCAAAGCGGCAGTCACCAGCGTCTGGGCAATGAAGGCGTGCTCGGCCCGCATCCGCCCCAACGCTTTGCTGGCCGCTTCGGCTGATTCGATCTGATCTGCCGTGAGCCGGATGTTCAGATCCTGGTTATGGGCCAGATCCTTGAGGAATGGCAGCATCTGCGCGCCAGATTTGCCGAAGAGCTCGAGCGCAATCGCCGTTTTACCCGCACCATCCTGAAAATCTCCCAGCTTCAGGGCAATGTCATTCATCACCTCGGCAGGATCGCGCAGGTTGCCACCCGCATCTTTGGCTTTGACGCCGAGAAATGCCAGCGCCTGCGTGGCCCCCTTGGTTTCATCGTCCACCCCGGCCAGACCTTTGGAGAGCTTGGTCAGACCCACGCCAATCTGGTCCATCGCCGTGCCAGAAATCGTGGCCACAGGCGCAAAACCCGACAGCGCTTCAGCACTCGCGCCCGTCTGTTCAGACAAGTGCTGCAATGCGGCTGCAGTTTCGAGCGTGTGCATGACCAGCTCTTTGAGGGCCTCAACAGACTCAACCCCGACCGCGATGGCGAAGGCGGTTTTGGCAACCTCGGCCACTTTTTCGAGGTTGGCTTTCATGCCCTCGGCATGGTGCTCAAGGAATCGGGCAGTCTTGCCCATGTCTTCCTGAAACTCTGCCGTCTCAGCCGCGAGTTTGATCACCAGGGATCCGATATCAGCCATGGGTATTTCTCACTCGGTGCGCGAACATGGCCTTAAATCGGGCCACGTTCACGTTGGAATCGTCTTTGGGGGCAGGTTTTTCGAGGAAAGGCATGAAGTCCTCCACCCGGAAGGGACTCGCATCCTGCGCACGGTGCGCGTTGGCAAAGGTCGAGGCGATCACACCGCTGCGGTAGTCCGCCCGGTAGTCGCCAAAAGGCTCGAGCTGATAGAACGCCATCCACTCGGTGAGCTCATCCGAGCCCAGCCGGGCCAGCAATTCACGAACCGGCAGGCCCAGCGACAGGGCAAGTCGGAACACAAATCGCCGGGTGGGATGGCTGATCAGGCGTTTTTTGCCACGTCCACCTGATCGGTGCCGATGCCGTTCAGGCGCTGGGCAACAGTGAACACGCGGTCCAGGGCTTTGGCGCTTTTCTGGCCCAAGGCGGTGATGTCGCCATCGGTGAAGAGGCGCACGCCTGTTTCGTCGCACAGTGTGAGAGACACGAGACGAGCACGCACGTTTTCCAGGCGACCGCCACTTTGGTTGTCCTTGCCGATCAGGCTGGATTCGAAAGCATCGCGGTCGGTGCCAGTCATGGTGCGCACCTGCACCTCGCCACCCCACTCGGGAACCTGCACGGTTTCGCGCGGCAGGTCATCGCACATCAGAATTTGGTCACGAGTCAACATGGGACATGTCCTTTTTTAAGCTTCGGTGATGTCGCCATCGATTTCGAGGGTGACGGAGGCCTGCACGACAGCGTCCACGCCGCCTTGCACGCTGAAATGGGTCACATAGCCGTAGAAGGTCCATGTGGCAGGGTTGGTGTCGGTGAAGGTCAGCTTGAACTGACGACGGATGCGGTTGGCTCGGTCCGCGCGCAGGCCCTGGTGGACCAGGTCGTCCGGGTTGTAGTGCATGGTCATCGTGAGCTGACCCTCGTCGCGCAGGCCCACACGCTTTTCCTTGGAGGTCGAGCCCAGATTGGTCACGTCGATGACGGCGGTTTGGCCACCAGGCCCTTGAAATGACACCACGTTGGAAATGTTCTCGAAGGCGGTGGTGCCAAATCGGGCAATCGTGATGCCCTGGGCGGTAATAGCTGTGCTGCTCATTAGATTTTTCCTTGTTAGTGCCAACTCACCTAGCGGTGGTAGGTGTAGTCCACGCTCACCCGGTACAGCCGGGCCTGTTCTTCAAATGAGGTGAGCCCCATGCGCACATCGGCGATGGCACTCTTGTCTTGCAGCAACGCATTGAGCACAAGCTCTTGCAATGCATAAGCCTCTTGGTACGTTCTGGCGTAGGTGTCGACTTGCACGCGAATACGTTGCAAACCCCCAGACACATTCGGCCCATCGATGCCAAAGATGTGCTCTTGCACGATGGGCGTGTAAACAATCGCGGGGTACTGCGCGTCTTGCGGTGCAATCAGCGCGTAGACCTCCCCATTCGCCAGCGATTTGATGGCGTCGTAAAAGTCCTGCATGGCCTATTTCCTGTTCAAGGCCTTGGCCTCGGTTTCGATTTGCAGAGTCAATCGCTCCTTGATGGCGTCTACGGCTTCTCGCCGCTTGGCTTCAAGCGCTGGGCGCATGAACGGGCGCGCACGCATCTTGCGGGTACCAAATTCCAGGAATCGCCAGTACCAGGCGTCTTGCGACAAGTTGCCCTTCTTGCCCTGCTTCCTGTACTTCTTGCCGTGGCGCACGGTCACGAAGAAGGTCTGGCGCGTGAGGCTGGAGAGCTCAGGGATCTGCTTCATGATGATGGAGCGCCTGAGCGTGCCCGGCGGCGGCTGATTGGACCCAAGCGACTGCGCGGCCACGGGAGCCCTGAGGCGGGCCTCTTCGCGGATCACCTTCGCTCCGGCGTAGACCGAGGCTCGAAGACCATTTCTTTGCACCCGAACGGGCAACTCACGCAGCGCGTTGGCCAGTTCTGCCAGGCCATCGATGTGGACCGTCTCGTGCTTAGCCATCGTCCAAGCCCTCCGACACCAGCAGGGTCACTTGCACGCGTTTTTCATCTTCATTGAGCGCCGAGTGGATGTTGAAAATCCTCGAGCGATACAGCGCCCGCATTTGAGCAACTTGCTGTGGGTCATCGAACACCGGCTGGTAGCGCACGGTGATCTGATTCGAAATTTCGGCAGAAATGCGGCTGGCAATCACGGCCTCGCGGCCTGAGAGGGGTTGGATTTCACCCCAGACGGTGACCACATCGATCCAGCTCCTGCGCGGCGCGCCCATCACATCCTTGATGGTGGCCGGGCGCTGAAACTTGATGCGTCGATTCAATGATCCAGCGTTGAGCGGATTCATTTGCTGTCTCTCCTTCAGATGAACGGGACCTTGTACGGATCAAGCAGCCCCTCGACAAACTGCAGCGCCTCGATACGCCCGCGTGACGGGGCCACCACCTCCTCGCGGTAGGTGTAAAGACTGGCCACGCGCAGCTTGATCCAGCTCTTGATGCCATCGGGCACGGCGGATGCATCGCCATAACCTGCATCAAAAATCACCGTCACTGCACCGATTTGCGGCAAGGCGATAGGCCAGATCTGACCGAAAACAGGTGTGATGCGTGCTGGCTCACAGGCCGAGTCGACCGTGTAGTTCGCTGCAGGCATGGTTTGCTGGACACTGGCCATGTCCAGGTAGTTGATGGCCACCACGTTCAAGACGGGTGACTTTGGAATGAGGATGGCGTGGCCTGGCAAGGTGAACGGCTGTCCAGCCGGTACTCCCATGAGGCTTGGCCCCGGAAAGCTGTCTAGGGTCATGCGCCAGCGCGCCGTGATGAACTGCCGGTGGGTGATGGACTCCGCTGCCTGGCGGGCAGAGGAGATCAACATCTGGATCAGCGCATCGTCATCATCGAAATCCACCCGCAGGTGAAGCTTGGCCTCTTCAAGAGAAACCGGCTCCCCTGCGGGAGGGGTGATCAATTGCATGGGCATGCGCTTGAATCCCCTCGAGTGGCTTAGACCACCTGAGCAACTGCCGACTGGTTTGCACCGTCAGCAGGCTCATAGCGTGGGTTCATCCCCAGCAACTGAGCCGCCGTGAAAGCGGCTGCCGTGCCCACCGTCACCACCAGACGGACGTAGGCAAAGCCCGCGTTCACGTCCAGCTCCTCGGGGCGCAGGTTGATGAGTGCCTGACGGCTTGCGCCGTTGGCCCCCTGGCTCAACTGCGTGATCGCTTTGCCCGCGATGTCTTTGGCGCCCGTGCCATTGCCATCGGTGGCTTGCTGCAGCTTGGCGTCCACCGTGCCACCGGTGGCCAGCGCCCCGGTTTCAATCACGGCCAGCAGGCTGTGATAGCCACTCAGCGAAATCCAGCCGCTGTTGGACACCCCCACCGCCTGGTTGCTCGGATCGAGGGTGGTCAGAATGGCCAGCTGCTCGCTGCCTTTTGCATTGGGAAACATCAAGGTTCTCCTTCAGTGAATGGCGACGATCAGCGTGCGCCCAGTTGGATAAAGGGCGACATCGTGGCGTTGCCCTTGGCAGGCGCGATGGGCGCGGCGATCTTGGATTGACCGTCCATGCGGAAGGTCGTTCGAAACGCCGTGAGGTCGGCGTCGAAGTACAGGTGCATGGACGTTGCCGTTTGCATGCCACCAGCCTTGGTAATGGTCTGGTAGTACGACAGGTCTGCTAGCAACACGTCGCCTGCCCCAGAGAAGCTGTTGGCGTGCTGCGAGACGAACACCGGACGACCCAGCAAAGTGCCGTAGGGCGAGACCTGGATGCCCCCGACATTCAGCCCAGTGGGCAGGTAGATCGGGTAGTTGCCCAGCGTCAGCGTGAACAAGGCGGGCAGCACGTCGTTGTTGACGATCCACACGGCCTTGGCAAAGGAGCCCGGGGGCAAGCGCGAGATCATCTTGGCCAAGTTCTGTGCCAAGAGGGTCTGCGTGGCTTGCCCCGATTCCTTGGCCACCGTCACGGTGGTGGCATTGCTCATGCAGCCCACCGGAACACCGGTACCGGCCCCAAACAGGATCGACTCGTTGGTCTTCCAGCGAATGGAGGTGGCGATCTTGTCGGGCAGGTAGGTCGACAGAGCATTGGTGTCATCCAGCAACTCGTCGGTTACCGGCACCAGCGCCATGAGCTTTTTCAGGCGCAGCGTGGCCAGTCCCAGGACGGGCTTGGTGCCCGCCGCCGGGGTGGCCTCACCCTGCCAGAAGGCGCGGATGCCGTTACTGCCCCAGGGCGTTGTCTCGTCTTTGGGGAACGCCATGGTGTTGCCGGTGATCTCGACGTTGTCGGTCAGCGGCAGCAGGGAGTCCTCGCCGAGGGAGAGTTGAAAAATCTCCTGTGCGAACTGGGGCGGCACCAGAAAGCCACCGTCTTGGGCCGAGCCTTCGCTGCCGAAGGTGGTGGGCGCGGCTGCGTTGCGGCCCGAGCCCACAATGAGCCGCTCATCAATACTCGCCCCAGGCTTGTGGGCCTGGCAGACGGTCTTGAGGAACTCACCCACGGACTTGAACCCGTGCTTGGGGTCAGCTTCGAGGTTGTCGGAGACGGAAATGACGGGGTTGCCGCTGGCACCAGCGCCCAGGTTCG